CCCCCACTTTGGTCGGGGCAGACTTTTGATAGGGGGAATTGATGCCTTATAAATCCAAGGCCCAGGAGGCCTTCTTTAACGCCAACCGCCCAGCGTTGGAAGCAAGTGGGGTGGATGTTGACGAATGGAACAAGGCATCAAAGGGCAAGAAATTGCCAGAAAGGGTAGGAAAGAATGGCAAAGGAAATCGGAATCCCCAAAAACGCGCCAAAGGCCGTTAAGAAAGAGGATGAAAAGATGGACAAGAAGCATCACGTGAAGGAAGGGTCCAAGAAGGACCTGAAAATGGACCACGAAATCATGCAGAAGCATGAACACCATCACGAACATCATGGTGAGGAACATATTCACCAGCACATCCATAACGAACACCATGTCCATCACCATGGCGGTGAAGGCCATAAGGCCCCTAAAGGGCATGAGGAGTACTAAGATGGCGAAACATAAGGGTGGCGCTTTTGCCGGAACGAAGCCTGCTGAAGATAAGCAGCCTAAACAGTCCCCGAGTGGCGGTAAGTGGGACGGGACCGGGGCTCTTCCGAAAAATATCAAGTACCCCACCAACGTCTATCCCACGGATGATTACGATTCCCACAAAGACAAGGATTAAGCCATGAAATATAAGGGCGCAGAAAATTGCCCCCCGAGCCTCCAGAAGGAGTCGGGTAAGGCCAAAGGCCATTCCGGTGGAAAGTCTGCAATGCCGGGACAGAAGCGATTGAACGAGAATGTAGCGAGGGGTCCGAAGACGACCGTGGAGACGAAATCCCCTGGGAAGGCCCAACCGATGGCCTCGACTCATTCGAAGGTTGCCAGTCGAGCGATGGGTGCCCTTAAGACTGAATCGAAGTTTGCTGCGAAGCGGACCGACATGAAGAAGGGGGACAAGCATTGATCAAACCGGTCAAGACAGGGAACTCACGGGCTTTGGGGATCAAGACGCCACGATCCGGGGTCCGCGTACCAAAGATTAACCTCTCCCCAACCCCCAATCCGTTAATGGCGAATCCAGGTGGTGGGCTTGCCCCTTCTGCAGCCCAGGTCCCAGGAACGTTCCCCGCGTCTGAATTTCCCACGGTTGGGTTCTCAAAGAAAGCGAAGATGTGATGGCTAAACCGATGATCAAGCCTTCCCATAAGGGCCTTCTCCATAAGGATCTCGGAGTTCCGGCAGGTCAGAAGATCCCTGTGAAGAAGATGGAAAAAGCCAAGAAGAATGCCTCTCCTGCTGAAAAGAAGCGGATTGTGTTTGCCGAAAATGCGAAGAAGTGGGGTAAGTAATGCCTGAAGATCGGGCAGTTGACCCTGAGCAGCGACTAATTCATAAGGTAATTGATCGTCACAAGATGGCTGACGAAGCTGAAGATAATCAGCGGAAGAAGTCAATGGATGATCTGAAGTTCTGTGACCCGAATAACCAGTGGTCGGAAGCAGACCGTATGAAGAGGGAGCAGGAAGGGAAGCCTTGCCTGAGTATTGACCGGACGACCCCATTCGTCAAACAGATTACGAATGAACAAAGACAGAACCGACCTGCAATTCATGTTTCCGCAACCGGTGAGATTGCCACTGAAGAGGTAGCCGAAGTTCAATCTGGTCTGATCCGCCATATTTGTGAGGACTCGAACGCGGACCATGCCATTGATACCGGTTTCGAAGCCATGGTTCGAATGGGCTTCGGCTATATGCGGGTTATCACTGAATACGAAAGTCCGGATTCCTTCAATCAAGTCCTGAAGGTGAAGCGGATTCCAAATGCTTTCATGGTCCACATTGATCCCTCCTACGTTGAAGCTGATGGGTCAGATATCCGGTGGGCCACCATTGAAGAGGATGTTCCTCTCGACGAGTTTCGTGAACAGTTTAAGGGCCATGTTTCTGCGTTAGCAACTACAGAAGCCTGGGTCGGAATCGGGAACGATTGCCCTGGTTGGGCGGCCAAAGATGGGGCCACGATCCGGCTGGTTGAGTATTACGAGGTAAAGCACGTACCTACTGAACTCAGGTTGGGGTCGGATGGTAAGACCTACACCAAAGGGGAGCCCCTTCCGAAGCGGGTAAAGGTGGTTAAGGAGCGGAAGTCCTTTAAGAAGGAAGTCCGCTGGTGGAAGTTGAATGCGATGGAAATTCTGGAGGGTGGGGTAGAGGGCAAGGAGACAGTCTTCGAATGGATCCCCATCATCCCGATCTTCGGTGATGAACTTATCATCAACAATGAACGGTGCTATTCTGGCCTGATCAGGCACGCAAAAGACGTTCAGAAGATGATCAACTACTGGAAGTCCACGCAGACTTACATCATCGCCCTTGCACCAAAGGCACCCTGGAAGGGGCCTGTCGGATTCCGGGGTGACCGTGAGAACGAATGGAACCGGGCCGCGATTTCCGGTGCTGCGACCCTTGAATACGAGTGGTGGGACCCGGTTAGGAATCAGAAGATGCCTGAGCCGGTTCGGGATGTTTCTGAGCCCCCGATTCGTGCAATTACTGAGGCCCTGGGGCAATCTGAGGAGGATATTAAGGCGGTTCTCGGAATGTTCGACCCAAGCCTGGGGAACAATAAGGGGATGGCGGATCAGTCAGGTGTGGCTATTCGATCCCTCCAGAGCCAGGGTGCGACGGTTAACTTCCATTTCTCCGACAATCTTGCCCGTTCTCTGAAGTTCCTGGGGCGGTTGCTGATTAAAGCGATACCCAAAGTCTATGATACCAAGCGAATTGTGCGAATTATCGAACCTGATGGTGAGACAAAGACCGTCACCCTGAACGATGTGAACCTTCAAAAGGGTATCGCAAGGGTTCTGAACGTCACCGAAGGCGATTATGACGTCACGGTGACCATCGGACCTTCCTACAATACCAAGCGGCAGGAGAATTTGGCCCTGATGCTGGGTCTTCTGAAGGTAATGCCAGCCGTTGGTCAGATGGCCCCCGACATTATTCTGAGCCAGATGGATGCCCCGATTACCAAGAAATTGGTGGCTCGGATTCAAAAAGGCCTGCCTCCGGGGTTGCTCGACAAGGAAGGGGACCTCCCGCCCCAGATTAAGCAGCATCTGGCCCAGGCTGATCAGATGATTCAACAGCAGCATGCGGTCATCCAACAGTTGACCCAGACCATTGAGACGAAGAAAGTTGAACTTGAAAGCAAGGAGCGGATCGCGAATCTCCAGGCGAAGACCTCGATGATTAACATGATGATCCAAACTAAGTCGGCGGAAGCTCAGACCGCTTTCAAGGAAGAAAATGACGCCATTGAACATAGGCTTGACTTGTTACATGAGGGTGCGCAGCTGGAAGCTACCTCCCTTACTCCTGAGGAACCAACCTCTGAATCTCCCGCAACGGGTGGCGCTTCATCCGGTCCTGAATAAATTCTTGGAGTAATCCATGTCGAATGATTTTGATGTGATCGAAGACGGGTTCGCCCCCGGTACGATTCCTGACAACCCTGTGGCTAGCGCCCCCCCGGCATCAGTACCCCCGGGGCCTGCCCCCGACCTCCCGCCTACCCCTCCGGTGGCCGTGGAGCCCCCCACGACGCCCCCTGTCGTCCCCCCTCCGACCCCTGCTGTTGAAAAGAATAGCCCTGGAGTCCAGAAGCGGATTGATCGGCTGGTCCGTGAGAGGGAAGAACTTCGTGCGCAACTTCAGGCCGTTCAGCGTCAGAATCCGACCGCCCCGGCCCCCGCTCAAATCGCCGCCCCGCTCAATGAACCCAAAGAGGAAGATTTTAAGACCTATACGGAGTTCATCGATGCTCGGGCTGATTGGCGCTATGAGCAGAAGGAGAGGGAACGCAATATCAGGGAGTCTGCGCAACGGGTTCAGTCCGAACAGGACGCGACTTATACCCAGTTTAGGGGCCGCGAACTGAAGGTAATGGACCAGCACGACGATTACGACGATGTTGCAGATGCCAAAGTCTTGGCCGCGAAAGGTGGTCTGACCCCCGTAATGGCTACGATGATTAACGCTTCACCGGTTGGCCCTGATCTTCTTTATCACTTGGGTGCAAACGTTGAAGAAGCCCGTAAGATTGCCGCGATGCCCCCTGTGCAGGCCGCTCGTGCACTTTTTAAACTTGAATCAACCTTTGATGGTGGTTCGGAACCCCCACCCGTGAAGACGAGTTCGGCTCCGGAGCCTATCAATCCCCTGACCAGTCACCCACCCACGAATCCGACTAATCGGAATGATGGAATGGAGATGTATTAAGGATGAGTAATGGCTACTAATGCATACAACAACATTGTTGATATCGTCCCTCGGGCAATGAATTGCATCGAGAATAACTTGACCCTCACCAAGCACGTGAACCGGGGCTATGATGACCGGTTCCGGGAGACGGGCGGTAAGATCGGTGATACGGCCAACATCCGTATTCCTGGTTTCTACACCGTCAATACTGGTGCTGTTGCGGTTCCTCAGGGTTACAACGACACCTATGTTCCTGTGGTCCTTCAGCAGTACAACGTGCCCCTTCAGTTCACTTCGAAGGAACTTCGCCTGAACCTGGACGAATTTGAAGAGAACGTGCTGGCCCCCATGATCGTTCCTCTGGCCAACTTCATTGACCAGCAGGGCTTCCTCCTGACTCCCCAGTTCAATCAGGTGTCTCTGAACGCTACCCTGGGTAATCTTCCGGTTGATCTGTCCAGCGTCCTTACTGCCGGTGCGATTTTGGATGAAGCTGGTGTCCCTCGCGCCGATAATCAGCGTGCCATGATCCTTACCCCCCGGTCCCAGTCTTCAATCGTCAATGGTTTGAAGACCCTCTACAACCCGATCCCGGATATTGCCCGTCAGTACAAGGAAGGTAATATGGGCATGCTGGCTGCCGGTATGAAGTTCTCCATGGACCAGAACACTAACACGTTCACCACTGGTTCGATGACTTCCGGTACCCCGCTTTACGCTTCCGGCGCTTCTGATGGTGGCAACACGATCGTTGGTTCCGGCTTTGGTGCTACGGTTGCCCTGGTCATTGGCGACTCGTTCACCATCAACGGCGTGTTCTCTGTGAATCCTGTTTCGAAGGCTTCCACTGGCCAGCTGAAGCAGTTCACCCTGACCGTTGCCAACACCACCGCTTCTACCCCCACCCTGCAGTTCAGTCCGGCCATGATTCTGACTGGCCCCCTGCAGAACGTGAATGCTCTCCCGGTTGCTTCCGCCCCCATTAATTTCTGGGGCCTGACCGGTACTTACGCTCTGACCGCCACCAGTGTTCCCAATAACTTCGCGTTCCATCGGGACGCCCTGTTGCTGGCTTGCGCTGACCTCCCCTCGGTTGGTGATCCTTCGATGTGTCGCCGGATTCGGTCCAAGAAGCTGAATCTCGCTATCCGTCTTGTCAAGTGGTACAACGGAACCACTGACGTTGAACTCTACCGTCTTGATGTGCTCTTTGGGTGGGCGATGCTCCGTCAGTCGTTCGGTTGCCGGGTCCACGGTTAATAGGAGATACAAATGGCTAATACCCCTTACCAGACGAACTTCCCCGTGGCAACCCGTGGCGTCTACACTGTTGACTTCACCGTTCCGTGGGCTTCTACCAATATCGCCAACGGCGACCAGCTGACTGGCTTTGTTCCTGGCCACAATTTCCGGGTTCTGGGTCTCGCTTGCATGTGCAATTTGGCGTGCGTTGGTGCCGGTGGTACTGCTGTCTTCACCCCCCGCATCAATTTCACGGCCACCACCACTTCCCAGCTGATTACGACCGGTGCCATTACCGTTACCACCGCCAATATGGCTACTATCGGCGCGATCGTTGGTGCTGGTAACAATGCCAGTCAGTATCAGGTGGGCAATCAGGGCGGTCCGGCTGACAAACTCGGTGTGGTTGCCTCCGCCGTTGGCGGTACCATCACTTCTGGCACCATCACGGTTACTGTCACTCTTCAGGATCTCGATTGCGCCTAAGGAGGCCCCATGGCAGATAAGGTTTATCCACGTTGGGTGTTCAATCCGGATGCACTTGACCGGATCGTAAACACCCCGGAAGAGGAAGCGGCTCTGGGTGAAGGTTGGTACGACACCCCGGCTGATTTCCCACAGGATTCTGCGGCCACGGCTGCAGAACAATGCCCCTATTGTGAGGTCTATCAGGCCCGGATCACGGAGCTTGAGAATCAAATTGTTGACCTTGAGAAGGCGAAGGAATAAATGAACGGGAACGCGGTCCAGGATCTCATAAATGCAGCCTATCGATCGTTCGGCTACCTTGGTAAGGGTGCGGCTCTTGAAGCGTCGGATTCTTTTGACGCGTTCGAGGCCCTCAATGACTTAATTGACGAATGCAATAATGATCGATTGATGATTTACGAGATCCGTATGGACGTGTTCCCGATGGTTGTGAATCAGCAAGTTTATACCCTTGGGGTGGGCGGAAATTTCAACATGCCCCGCCCCCCCAAGGTTGATCGAATGTCGGTACTCCTTACCCTTACGACCCCGATGCAGGAAATTCCGATTGATGTTCTGGACGATATTGGGTGGCAGAATGTGACCTTAAAGGACCATCTGTTCTCGGCCTTTCCGGTCATGTGTTACCCTGATAATGCCTACCCTCTCAGCAACCTTTCAGTTTGGCCCATCCCTTCAGCCCCTTGCTCCCTGGTTCTTTACACTTGGCAGCAGATTGCGGCTTTTACATCCCTTACCCAGATCGTGGCGTTCCCTCCGGGTTACAAGAATTTTCTGCGGTATGGGTTGGCAATTCGGATGGCCGTGGAAAAGGGTTTTGAATGCTCAATGGACGTTCACACGATGTTTGCGAATGCTAAGGGGATGATTCGGAACATCAACTGGCGTGAAGGTAAGGCCGAAATCGATCCAATCCTTTATGGTCGATCAAACACGATGCGCGCTATTAAGTCCCAAGGTCTGGTGGTGGATTAATGGGTCGGCAGCAAACAATACCCTTCAAGGGTTTCGTGGATGGTGCTTACACTCTGGATAGCGTGAAGGTGGACGCCCAGGAGTGCATTAATTACTACCCCGAGCAAAATGAGATCGTGTTTGGTAAGGAAACCGGACAGCTCTCAATTTTGCCACCCCCTGGCTTTACCCTGATTCCGACCCCCGGATCCCAATGGTTCTTCCAGGTTGATAATGGCCCGGTCCGGGGAATGTGGACCTTGCCTGATGGTCGGTTCATCGTAGTCTCCGCTAATAATTGTTACGTTATTTCCTATACTGGGGTATTCAACCTCCTCCTGGTGGGTTCCCTCCAGACTAATTCCGGCCCAGTCTCGATTTCCGATAATGGGGTCCAGGCGATTATTGTTGATGGTCTTTATGGTTACATCATCACGATCGGGACCCCCACCGGTAAGCCCCTCTTCAAACAGATCCTTGACCCCACCTTCCAAGCCAACGGTGCCCAGTTCGTGGTCTTCAACGATGGTTACTTCATCGTTGGTTCACCCAATTCCGCCCAGTGGTACCTTTCAAATCTCTATGATGGAACTGTCTGGAATCCGTTAGATTTTGCGACTAAGGAAGGTACTACGGATTGGTTAATGTGCCCAAAATGTTGTAACGGATATGTCTGGTTGGTGGGAAATAAGTCAATCGAAATTTACTACGATTCCGGGAACGCGAACTTCCCATTCTCTCGAATCGCGGGTGTGCAAGTCCAATATGGGGCATGGTCGGGTGGATCAGTTCAAGTGTTGGATAACTCGATAATTTGGGTTGGAACAGCGGTTGATGGTGGTTGTTCAGTTTGGAAGATGAATGGTTACACCCCGGCCCGAGTCTCGAACTTCGCAGTAGAGTTAGATCTAGGTAACGCATCTGGGGCTCAATTGGCTGGGATGACTTCCTGGATCTATCAGCGCAACGGGCATTCCTTCTATAATTTAAATATACCTGGATTTGACCACACCTGGACCTTGGATCTGGCAACTGGCAAATGGCATAAGCGAACGACCCTTGGTAAACAGGGCCAGCGTCAACAGCACCAGTTCCTATGCTCCTGTGCCGCTTATGGGTTTATCTTTGGTGGTGACCAATACGGTAGCTGTTATACCCTCAAGGAGAATCTTTGCACTGATGGAACCAGTGGGAATATGGGGACCGTTACTGTCCCGATTGAGCGGGTCCGGATCTCCCCACACATTGGCCGTATGATGATGAACGTGATCCACAATCGTATCGAGTTGGACTTCCAGGCCGGTGCCGGAACGAATACCGGGCAGGGTTCGAACCCCCAAATGATGATGCAATATTCGGATGATGGTGGCTCGACTTGGTCCACGGAACGGTGGCAACCAATGGGTCGCATTGGACAAACCTTCCAACGGTTGCGCTGGGATCAATGCGGGATGGCCCGAAATAGGGTCTACAAATTCAGGTTAACCGATCCGGTTTGGGTCCCAATCGTTGGGGCACAAATTGGAATAACCGTGGGGACAGCATAATGCCGACCGTACCGACCATTCAACTTCCACCGATCACGTTCGTGGATAAGGAAACTGGTAAACTTACCGTTGAGGGCCTTACTTGGTTCACAAATCAACTATCACAGATTTCTCAAACGGCTAGCGTTGCTGCAGCCCAATCTGCGCAAGCGGCATATCGGGCTCTTCAACAGGCCCAACAGCAGGCGGTGAAATGAAAAGAATCTTCGCAATTCTCGCAGCCCTTGGGCTCATTTTCTTTGGGGCCCGATCCCAGGTCCTGAATACTGTTGAAGCACCCTACATTATAGCAGATGTGGCGTTCCAGGGTCCCGGATCCGGGATTACGGGGTTTGCCCCAGGACTTACGACTGGGGATTCTACTGCAATATTTGCGGCCCTCGCCTCCACTGCCGCAGGGCAGGGGGATGCGCTGGTGGTGGGCCAGAGATCGGAGGTCGGCGCGGTTGCGTTCACCCAGCACGTGGAGAACCAGAATCGGGTGCCTAACATCAAAACTGACTTCGGAGCCAAGGGCAATGGCGTCTGGACGGGCATTCCCGGCTATGCAGGTGCCACAGCTACAGGTACCAACGACACCGCCGCCTTCGTCACAGCCATTGCTTCCGGGGCGACGAAGATCCGCATACCGGCTGGAACCTACATCGTCAACGGCGGGTTCCTGATCCCCAACTTCCTGGAACTGGAAGGGGATGGTATCGACCGGACCATCATCTACATGGGCAATCCTGGGACCAACTACCAGCTCTTTTCTAATACCCTTGGTGCCACTTCTGGTGCTGTAGGGGTTCGGATCTCGGGCATGACCCTCCACGGCAACGCTGTACCGCAGAATGGCGTGGGCAATGTAAACGGTAACGGGACCACCCTCGGGACCGGGGACGGCAACCAGGCGCTAAATTTCAATCTCAACGCGCCTACGGTTGGGTTCGATAACATCCCCGCCCTCACGTTGGATCACATCAAGATCACAGCATTCTACGGCCAGGTCAACGGCTCCCTCTACCGTTCG